CAAACGATGCAAAAGTGATGCCAATGCGAAAAACGTTCATTCCGGTGCAAAATCGAACAACCCGCAACTGTAGAAAATAAGCAGTGGTAATTTATACGTGTAATAATTACAAGCAGCGGTAAATATTACCACCGGTCTGGGCAGACGTGCAAGACAAGGCAGAGCGAAGCGAGGAAGTTTAATTTGATTGAAATTTCTAACGAAAAATACCCCCACCACCCGAAAACGAAGGGGGTCGGTGATGGTGCGGGGACTCTCAAAACAATCCACAACTATTCCAAACTATACTTAAAACTTAAATGACCGGAGGGAAAATGCAAGAATTAAATCTTTATAGTGGGGCTTCAATAACAACTCTAAATTACGGTGTTCACATTCAGATAATTTACCGTTACAAAATAAACGGAGAGGAGCACACGAAGATTTACTATCTAAAAGAGTCAAGAAGAAATCCGGGTATATATCTAAACAACAAGAAGTCTTGACATAGTAGATATATTTTCTTATTTTTCACTAAAACGCAACTGAAGGGAAGCGGGGTATTGGCTCCGCTTTTTTTATGGACATAATTCAACACACAGCACACGGTTACATCATAGGCGACTTAGCTTCAAGAGCGTTAGGTGGAGAGCCGTATATTTCCTTTAGTGCGGCTTTGTTTGGTGCTTTACCCGACATCATCGGTTACATAGGTCTAAAGATTAAGGGGGATTGGACGGTCTATGAAAGATTCCATAAATTGAATTGGCTGTGTTTACACCCGGCTTATTTATTCCATATCCTTTTAGATAAACCTTTGCACGGTGAGATTAAGTGGTGGAAAGAGGGGCTTGTTTTTGAAATTTTGGGATGGCTTTTAATTTTAGCTTATTATGACTAAAGAAGAAATAATACAAAAATCTAAGGATTCCTTTATTTATCTTGGTAACGTGGTCACCCCGGATACCTTTGACCTCCCCTCCCCTAAGTTCCACTTTGAGGTTGAGGACGTAGTATTGGGTAACGCTAAATGGATTTATAACAAAGGGACTGACTCCTACGACATAATTTATGGGGATTTTACTAATAAGAAAATCTGTATCGAAGCACCAAGAGGCTACGCTAAAAGCACTTTAATCGCCGCTTACGCAGTCCTCCACCATTTATTGTTCTATGGCGATAAAACATACATAATCATTCAATCCAAAACACGTAAAGAAGCAGTCAAAAGACTTAGGAAAATTAAGAATATATTCCATTCAAGGGTTTTCAGAGCTGTTTTCGATAAACATTATAGCGAATCCACTTGCCCTATTTGGCGTGAAGATAAAGTCTTGACCCCGGATGGTCATACAATCGAGGCTATAGGCACTGGTCAACAGACAAGAGGGCTGAAAGAGGACGATACCCGTGTTACTCTTTGGGTCTTAGATGACCCCGAAGATGAAAATAATACCAAAACCCAAGATTCTATGGACGATAACTTCCACAGACTTTTAACAAGTCTTCCGGCTTTGTCTAAAAATGAATCCCAAATCATAATCATAGGCACACCTATCCATCAAATGTGTATGGTTGAACGCCTTATGAACGCTGAGGGTTGGGTGACAGCTAAATTTCCAGCTTGTGATGAAATTACTAAAGAAGTCCTATGGAGCGAATACGAAACCTACGAAGATTTAATGCAAGAAAAAAAGGAGATGATGTCTTTAGGGAAGGTCTCAGTATTCTATTCTGAAAAAATGCTCGTTATAACCGGAGATGAGGACGCTGTTTTCAGAGAGGCAGATATTCAATATTATAAAGGATTCATCAATATAGTTGATGGCGAAGCAATTCTAAATATAACTTCTCTAAATAAAAAAGAATTAGAAGAACCTATCCTCAAACCAGTTAATCTTTATATGGGCGTTGACCCCGCTTCAAGCGAATCAAGCAAATCGGACTACTCGACTACCGTGATGATAGCTTATGACGAAGATCAATGTATTTATGTGCTGCCTTATTTTGAAAAACAAGTTAGACCCAGCGTCCACGCTGAAGATATAATCAATAAAATCATTGAATACCCGATTAAACGTGTAAACGTGGAAACAGTTTCCTATCAAGAATCCCTTAGGAATATAATCAATGACTATCTTAGAGAGAAAAATAAATATCAATACGGTCTCGAAAAGAAGTGGACACCGAGACGAGACAAGGACACAAGATTAAAAGATTTGGAAAGATTCACGGTTAATAAGAAACTCTACCTACAAGAAAATATGCACACACTCTTAGCCGAGTTATTGAATTTCCCTCGTGGTAGGAAAAATTTATTGGATGGTTTGTGGTATGCCACAAGATATTTATCAATACCCGACCACTCAACAGAACCAATTAAAAAAGATGAAGAAGACGAGCCAACATTATCTTGGATGGGAATGGTATGAATATAGAAAATGAAGCTAAATTTAATAAGGATTTATTCTTAGAGTACAAAACCACCGATAGGTATAAGTGGGCTGCCCAAGCTGCTGACGATATTGCTTTTGAAAATGGTGCTATCTTCACGCAAGGTGACGCAGAAGCTTTGAAGAAAAATAACGTACCAGTTCCAAGCATAAACGCCTTGAAAGATGGCATAAGCCAATTAGTCGCTCAACTCACAGCCAATAAGCCAAGATTCTCCGCCACCGCAAGGGAAAATTCAGACGTTAGTTTAGCCGGGACTTATGCGGATTTGTTTAGTTATATTTGGGACATTTCAAACGGTAATAGAATATTAAAAAGAGCTATTAAAGATTATGAAATAGTCGGTATCGGCGCTTTGATGGCTTATGTAGATTGGACCGCTGATAACGGTAAAGGCGAAATCTTAATAAAAGATATAGACCCGCAAGATCTATTTATTGACCCTAATTCAAGAGAACCCGATTCAAGTGACGCCGCCCATATATTCACAGTCCAACAGTACTCCCAAAGACAAATAGAAAATTATTATCCGGATTTTGATTTTGAGGGGGCTGAGTCAACACAAGATAACCACCACGTCAGACACCTTCGCTCTGAAGAAAACGATCAAACATTAAACGTCAACAGATTTAATCAATTTACCGATAAAAAATCTAAGATTTATGATGTAATAGACCGATACACTAAAATTAGAGTCCCTTACTATCATTTGTTTGATAAATTCAGTGGCTATGAAGCGGTGTTGCCAGAAGAAGATTATAAAGAATATTTAGAAAGAATTGCGGTAACGTCAGTCCATTCAAACGGCGAAACTACCTATACAACAAACCAAACCGAAGTAAGAGAATTACTTAAAATAATAGACGTGATAGGTAACGAATATATGATTTCCCCGGAGAATGGACTGCCTACAGCAGTAGAATATCTGGAGGATGGGACTCCTTTGGGAGTCGTGGTTAGACTTGAACCTACTACTATTAAAGATTTGATCGACAATGATATTATTATAGTTAATGAAGTTCCTAAACCAAGAATCAAAAGAGTGATGACAATCGGTAATAAGCTCTTTCATCAAGAAATAATGCCGATAGAAAATTATCCTATTGTTACTTTTATGCTGCACCATAATAGAAATCCCTATGCTTACGGGGATGTAAGAATGTGCAAGAGTTTAGTAGAGCAGTTAAATAAAGTCGAATCTATTATAATCACTCACGCAATGAACTCGGCGAATATGAAAGTATTTGTTCCCGAAGGCTTTGTAGATAAAGATGATTTGAAAAAGCGGTATAATAAACCGGGATCACAAGTATTCTTCTATCACGCAGAAGATGGTTCACCGGGCATTCAGTTCGCAGTCCCGCCTCCTTTGGCTAATGAAGTCTATATAATGAGGCAAAACTACATAGAGGAAATCCAAAGAGAATTAGGAGCATTCGCATTCCAAAGCGGAGACGTTACACAAGCCCCGCCAACGGCAAGGGGGACTTTATTGGTTGACGAAATGGGGCAAAGACGCTCAAGGTCTAAGAGAGACGACATTGAAGAAGCACTTAATCAATTAGCCAAACCGATAACTGAACTGATCCCCCACGTATATACAGAAGAAAAAATAATCAGAGTTGTAGAACCTAATCATAAAACGAGGTTCTCAACCATAAATAAATATAACGGCTCTGAAATTATAAACGACGTAGTTAATAATCATTATGACATAAAAATTATAAGCGGCTCTATGCTCCCGTCTAATAGATGGGGACGGGCAGATTATTATTTAGAATTATATAAATTAGGAATACTCCAAGATAAATCGTTCATAATTAGAGAATCAGAATTGCCTAATGCAGAAGATATATTAGAGAGGGAAGATACCATAAATCAATTGACCGGGATAGTGAAAGCCCTTGAACAGCAAATCAAAAACTTAGAAGGACAGCTTCAATCTAAGAGTAGAGAAGTAATCCAAGCTAATGAGAAAGTTGACATACAGAAAACTAAATCAGAATTGGAAAGATTTAAACTGAACATTAAATCACAAGTTGATAGAATTTCAGAAAAACTAAACGCCTTACCTCAAAACGAGAAGGAGAAAATATGACACTTGATTCCCAAAAGGAACACCAAGAAGAAGTCGAGGGAGCACCCCGATTTGACTATAAAGAAGGTGCAGAGCTGGAGGAAAAACTTAAAATAATGGAAAAACGTTTAGCCGATCAGCAGAGTTTCTATGATAGGAAAATCAATGAGACCAAAGCTGAATATGAAGCGAGAATGAATGAGCTTCAGTCTAAACTGATACCCGATGAAAAGCCTCCGGAAAAACCATCAGACTATGATGAGTTCGATGCTTTTAATGATCCCAAGAGTAGTTCTTATAATTATCGTGTCAAAGCGGAAGAATACAAAGAGAAACAACTCTTAAACAAAATTAAAAATATTGAAACTCACGCAAAGTCTTTAGAGGAGAAACTTAAAGAAAAAGAACGTATCGAGGCTGAGAAAGTTCAATACGAACAAAAGAAAACTGAAATACTCGGCTCATTGCAGAAGGCTGGAGCTACCGTTGAAGAATCCGTGCAAATATGGGAAACTTTCGGGACACAGAAATTCAATGAACTCAAGTCAGAGGACTTTGTAACTATGATACGGGCTTTAAGTAAAGTTGATCCCAAAACCCGTGATTTAGTCCAAAAGAGAGACAAGGCAAAATCGCCTCCGCCTCCGGGAGTGAATTCGGGGAAACACGTAAATAGTATGACTGACTCAGATAGGAAAAGAGCAAGAATGTTAAATCTATCAGACGAAAGTTATTTAGAATTAAAAGAAAAATACGGAAAAGTTTAAGGAGAAAAAATGGCAAGTTTAAAATATGGGAGCATTGCCGATGATAAGAGAGGTGCTTGGTACCCCGTAGCCGCAAGTCAATATTTTTACCACGAAGGTGAGAATATGGTCTATTTAGACGCAAGCGGGCACGTTACTAAAGCTGTCACAAACACAGCTTATCTATTCGGTTATGCAGTTGTCCCTAAAGGTCGTGGGGCTGGTTCAAGTGATGCTTATTGGTTGTCGAGTGCGACGGCTGGTGCAGACGAAATTTTTGTTGTTACTGACCCCGATGCGTTGTTCTTACTGCCGGCAGATGACACGGTTACACAAGCGATGGTAGGAGATGCTTGTGACATAATCGCAGTCAATGACGGTACAGCTACTACTGTAGATGTAGGAACAAGCACAACTGATGTTCTCGTAATCGAGGCACTTGGTACTAAATATGGCGGAGCAGCTACTGATGTTGTCGTCCGAATCAATTCAGCTAAGCGACAAGCTGTTACATAAGGAGGTAAGAAATGGCTGAACAATTAAGATATGAATTTGTTGAGGGTATGAAAAGAGATATGTACGATTACATTCTCGAAAATCAAAAATACGAGGATGAAAAACTTGTTTATCCCCAACTGTTCGAGGAAAAAGAAGCTGAAGGTGCTTACAATAAACGTACGACAGTCGTAGGTGCTGGTAACTTAAAAGAAACCGGCGAAGGCGAAGAAATCACTTACTCTAAAGTAGGCGAAGGTTGGACGGTTCACAGTAAATGGTTGACGTTTACTGACGGTTTAATGTTCTCGAAACAGAATGTCGATGATATGACCGAGAGTAAAATCTACAACTTAGTTACTGATATGGCTGCTACTTGGCTGACTGGTTATAACCAGACTAAAGAAGACCTTGCTGCGAATGTATTTAACTACGGAGGCTATACCGCCGGGCATTCGATTTTCAATGGTAGTGCTGCCGGAGAGACAGACCCAAGTGGTAATCTTTGCTATGATGGGAAACCATTCTTCAATTTAAGCGGGAATCTAAGAGCGTTAGTCCCCAATGGAACTGCTGCTTATTACAATGCAGTGGCATTACCATTGACCGAGACCAACGTTCAAACGGCTTATGATTTAATGACTATTACTAATGCCGTCAATTCCAGAGGTCAGAAAGTCATAATTAAGCCCGATGTTCTGTTGTACCATCCTTCTCAGAGATGGACAGTTAAGAAACTCTTAGAGACCGAACTTCAAGTGGGTAGTGCTCAGAACGACATAAACACTATCAACAATATGCTAAAGCCAGTAGAGTGGAGATTTTTAGACACTCCTACTTTCTGGGCTTTGGGATATGCTAAGAGAGGAATACGCTTCTACAATAGACAACCATTGACCTTTGACTTCTACCAAGACCCGAAGACCAAAGGTTATAGGGCTGATGTAGTGGCGAGATTCGGTATTGAAGTCAATGACTTTAGATACTGGGTAGGTTCAAACGCACCAACATCTTAACAATAGGGGCGTAATGCCCCTTATTTTAAGGAGGTAAAATGTCTTTAGTAGAAAAGGCAAAAGAAATGGGGATTAAAAACCCTCATTTGATGAAAGAAGAAACATTAAAAAAGAAAATCGAAGAAGCCGGTTCAGAGCCGGAATTTATCGAAGTTGACTTATCCGAGACTGAAAAGTATCAGTCTAAAGGTTACGAAGTCATAGAGATAATTCCTAATGGTAATTCGGTTACACACAAATTAAAACGGGTAAGTTGAGGTGAAATTCCTCAAGGCAGAAATGTCCCTATAAAGGAGAATGCTCTTGATGAAAAATTGCACTTTTGTAAATAACGCCTTGAGTGCGGCTACACCAGCACACGCAGTTGGATTTGGAGCGGCTCAAACTGAGGGCACACTTTGTCTGCAAGATTGTGCGGTATTCGATTTCACAAAAATGGCTGAGGCTGCTGTTGGTATTCGTGTTGCCGGCTCAGTCCCGACATTTGCGACAACTGGTGTATCGGTAGCGTCTTAAAATGTCAACCTTGCAATCAAGAATAGAGGATTATGTAGGGACTTTCGCTGATACTAATGCATTAACCGATTGGCTGACTGCCGGAGCTAAACAGTTAATTGAACTTATCCCTTATGATAAGTTAGAAGATATAGCCACCGAAGGTACTGACAATGGGACGGATGGGTATAGTGTATTGGGTAAGAAAGTCCTAAGAGTCCATAAAAGTAATTACGGGGCTGCTTATGTCAGTCCCGGTCTTTATTCCCAAGCGAGCAATTCGAGTTCGATTTATTATGCTTTAGCTACCGACCCCGTATGGACAAAGAAGGGAGCTAAGATATTTGTGTTGCCTGGTGGCGGTTCGATAGTCTATGTTGCTTATCCTACCGTTACCTACAAAGACACAAGTATATCTGGATTCCCTACAGAAATGGAACACTTAGTAGTTCTTTGGGCAACCAAGCAAGCTTGTGTCTATCTATTAGCAAGTGCAACTTCTAATATTAGTAGTGGGACTTTACCAACAGCACCAACCGCTCCGAATGCACCCTCATTCACATATACAGATGCTTCGGGGACTACGGTCACAGTTACGACTATTAGTATTTCGGATTTGACACTGCCAGTATATACAAGCCCAGTTATGAGTTTGCCGAGCGTACCAAGCGATTTAAGTATAAGTGCTTCAGCCCCGACAGCCCCGGATGCACCTTCGTTTACTTATACGGATGCCTTTGGAACTGTAGTAACTACGACAAGCATAAGTTTATCGGGCATAACGCCACCGGTATATACAAGTCCTTCAATGGAGTCAATACCAGTATGGAGTTTAGGCGGTTTGACTGTCAGCGCATCTGCACCGACACCTCCGAGTCCTCCGGTGATAACTTATACTAATGCAAATGCGGGCACATTCACAGAACAATCACTTACATTTACTACGACTCCACCAGTCTATACAAAAGTTGCCGTTCCTTCGGGATTAGATTTATCGGATTCGTCAGATACTTATACATTCATAGACACAGACGAAGATTTAGAAAAAGCACAAACAGAAATCTCAAGACAAGTCCAATTGTTAAATTTGTATAATTCTGATATTCAACAAGAATTAAACGAATTTAATAAAGAATTGGCAGCATACAGAGCAGAACTTGAAAGGTCTATTGAAGACGCAAGACACGCAGCACAAAACGAAATTTCAAAATCACAAGCTACAACAGACTTAAACCTTAAAAATGCTTACGAGCAGAAAGCAGCTTTAATAAGTGAGTATCAACTATCATTAGAAAGATACAGAAACGAAGTCCAAAGTTACTCTGCAACCGTAAATAATGAGATCGGCGAGTACACAGCGAATATATCTTCTTACACTGCACAAATAGAAGCAGTTATAAGACAATACCAATTAGATATTCAGAATGCTTTTAATGCTTTTCAAGATAGCTTAGAAGAATATAAGGCTGAAGTCCAAACAGCTATTAACAATGGTCAACTGCTCCAACAGAAATTATTAGCCGATGCGGAAAGACAAGATAACATAGATTTAGCCAATAAAGCAAAGGCTTTAGAAAAACAGATATCTGAATATAATGCCGGACTAAATAAGTTTTCAAACGAAATCAACAGCTACGGGCAAGAAGTAAGATCGGAAGTAGAAGAATTCAACGCTAATGTCAGTAAGTGGACGGTAGATAGGCAAACGCTACTTCAGCAATACCAAGCAGATATTCAGAACGAAGCCAACAGATTTAACAAAGATTTATCTATTTATCAAGCAAGAGTAAACGAGAAATTAGAAAATGCAAGACTATTACAACAGAAGCTTTTAGATGATGCTCAAAGAGCGGATAATATAGACTTAGCCAACAAGGCTAAAGACTTGGAGGAGCAAATATCTGAGTATTCATCAAGTTTAGGGAAGTTCCAAAACGAAATAAATTTATATGCTTCGGAAGTTAATGCTTACGCTACAGACATACAAATGTATTCTAACCAAGCGCAAAATTATTTAGGAGTTTTAACTGCCGTGACAAACGAATATAACACCCTATTAACAAGTTACACCGGAGTTAAATATGGCAACGCATAGACCAATATTTTATACTAAAGTATTACCGAGAATAGAAAATGACGGCACAATAGGGGGCGAGTCTTATTCTGATTATGAGGTAGATAAGAATGCAAAAAGAGCCTTTGGCGGCGTGATTGGGGATATGTCATACACAGAAAACGATATAGCCTATTGGGAGAACGCCTATATATCAAGCAACAGCTACGATGGTCTGAATGATTCGGGGTGGACTGAATTATCGAGTGTAACGGGAGGGACATTGCCCAACAATATACGTGCAGTAGCCGTAGAATATCTTGATGGCAAAACCATCGCTGGGTACAATTATGTGAGGTTGGCAGTTGAGGCATCCGGCGGCACGGGTTCAAGTTACTATGTTGAATTGGCGAGGCTAAAAATAGGCGAAGGTATTGCAATCCCAATCGCCGGGTCAATATCCGCATCTAAGGTTTTAATAAAAGCCAATTATGCGCACAACCCCCCATTGTTTTATGCTAAAGTCAATGTAATGGTAGCGGGGGTATAATGGATTTATTACCTTATATAGAATCAGTACAGAAGTTATTCCCAACTGTCCGCAAGACTGAGATAATCAAACAATTTGATACGTCTCAGAAAAAATTTGTAGATGAAACAAAAATCTTAACGGCGATTGGAGAACTTTCAGACATAGACACTTATATTAAATGGACTTTACCGGCTGATTTCAGAGGACTGAAAGAAGTAAATTACTATGACGATGATGGTTATCCTATTTATGAAGAAACTACAATAGGGGTCGATGCAATTATAGACGGTGATTATATTTATTTTCATACCATTACCGGCGAAGAATTAGAATCCGAACTCCCGACTGAAATTGATTCCGTGCAGATAGTTTATTATAAATCCCCCACCGACATAACAGCAGAGGGGAGCAGTTTTTCAATAGATGAAGAATTCAGAGATTACTTAAAAGAAGATGTATTGGCGAGTTTATATTCTGCTAATCCGGTTAATTTTATTGATAGAGGCGGGAATCCGGTAAGCGGAGTAAATTTTAATGCGGTGATATTCCACGCACAAAGGTATCAAGACGGGCTAAGGAAAACAAGGAAAAAAATAAATATGAATTATGATTACAGAGGAGTCCAAGCATTGAACTATGATTTTGCCGGAAGGCTTCACACAAGGAAACATCAAAAACCAACGGCGGATGTCAGTCTTTCTGGAGCGAGTTTGTGATATGGTTAATAAAGATTATTTGCAAGTTATTCGGATGGAAGATGCCTAAAGAGACCAAAAGTGTAAGCAGTTTCGACAGAGGCATAATCTCCAATGTTGCCCCTACGGATTTACCGGATGATGCTTGTCTTCTTGCCCCCAATATCACTAATGGGATAACGGTTAATATTGACCCCAATGCAAGCGGTAAACTAATAGGGATGCCGAGCCCAGAGGACAAATTGACTGGTTCTTATAATTATAATGGCAGAGATTTTTTCGGATGGATAGAGAAAGACGATGGGAAATTCACTTTAGTTTACAATATGGGTGCTGCGTCTGTATCAAGATATATAGAAGATTTTTATGGAACTCCGGGTGCGACAACGGCAACTGGTTCTTGGGCTGTTTATTCGATGGTAACAAGAAACCAAGAAATATATGGGGGTACTTACAGCGGAACTGGTTCGACTTGGATGGGTTATATAGATAAAGGACAATTCGGGAACGCTGCTGCTACCTCGTTTTTGACTTACGATCAAAAGGTTGAACATTTTCATTTTGATGGGATTGCTAGCGGGCGTTTTGTCCTTTACCCTCTTTTAATTACGCACGCAAGTTCTTTTGATGGCTCGACATATTATTGGGCTTACTCTTTGATATTTGACGGCTACCAAGAAAGTCCACTGTATTATGCTTCTGATTTGAATCAAGCCCCCACGAGTGCCCAATCGGTAGTTGTCAGGGTTAGTGCAATTGCGGCGTATTCAACACCTTCATCTTTCAACAAGAGGATCAGCGGAGTCAGAGTTTACAGAGCAAAATCTGCAGACGGAACTTTCTCTAATAGAGGCTTCTTTAGGTTGATTAAGGAAATAGACATTAATGATACAACCGTCGCAGACTCCGGTACAGCCACGAGTACAAGCGTAGGTAAGTTAGTCCAATTGGGGCAGAATTTTTTAACCACCGTGTCTGTCGGCGATCTTGTATTTAATTCAACCGATACAACCTCAGCGAACGTAGTCTCGGTTGACAGCGATACCGAGCTTACCCTTAGCGGGGATATTATGGCTTCCGGTGAGGCTTACACTATTTACTCCGGGTTTGGTAGAAGTAATGCCGCAGATTTGCAGTTCTCGTTTTTAGACGATGGTTCAGTAGAGGGTGCTTCTTACGAGGCTCAGACGGGGATAGCAGAAACTCTTGAAGATACAAGCATAGATTATAAGGTTGGGACTTCTGTAAACGATTATCATTTTGTAGCTGATTGTGTATTACCAAGCGATCAAATTGTTGACGGGGCTCATTTTTTAGTTAGGTCTAAAAGAGGAAGGTTCTCAATATTTGATTGGACAAAAGATTTTCTAAGATTGCCTACCATACCAGTTGCGATGGCGGGGTATGGAGGGAAATTATTTGTATGGGATGAGTCTCGAACGTACGTGGTGAACCCCGAAGGATTGTTTATAGAAGACACTTTAGAGGGGGCTGGGTGTAGGTCTCAGACTTGTTGGGTAGCTACTGATTACGGGCTGTTCTGGGCTGATTCAAATAGAGCATATAGGTTTTTGGGGAATGATTTAAGAACTATCAGTGATCCGATAGAAAATATAATGGGTGATATATATACCCCCGATCAAGTTATTTTTGATGCCGAACATAATATTGTTATGTTCTATTCTACTATTCTGGCAATGTGTTTCCATGTAGTCAGAGAGAGGTGGGATTTTATATCCCCAATGGCTTCAAGTGTCACTGGCGCATTCACGGGCAAAAATGGAGAGACATACACTTGCGGCAACAATAAAATAATTTTGAATTTCAAAAGTGGATTAGTCAAATCGGGGGTGACCACAAGTGCTGCTACTAACAAATTGATAGATGTAACTGAGAATTTTTTGACAACCGTTTCGTCTGGGATGAGAGTAGTGAACCTTGATAAAGATACTTCTGCTACCGTGAGTTCTGTCGATAGCAGTACTCAATTAACTTTGTCAGCAGATATCATGAGTAGCTCGGATAATTACAAGATTTATTACCCAAGTAGAATGTGGTTCTATTCTTCGCCGGAGTTTACTTTTGGCGAACCCGGACAAGATAAAAAATTTTACAAAGCATACATTAAAAAGAATGGGTCTGTAACTGAATCTTTCTCATTAAATGGGAGTGGCGAAGTAACGACTATAGGCACGGACGATAAATTGGATATAAGTGGTGAGTGGGCACGAGGTAAAACTTTGAGACTTCAACTTGCAGGAGCGGTTAATTCTTCAGTAGATTATTATGAGATACTATTCAGAAGATTAAAAAAATTATGAACAAAATAAACGCAACAAAAAATTTAGATAGAGACGTTTATAATATAATAAACAAGATAAACGAAATAATTGACAGAATAGAAAGTAAACACGACCCTTATTCTTCGGTTGGTGCTGGCATAAAGGGAGTTCTCAAACCGGATAAAACCGCAGCGATACAAATAGAGATTGGTGGTGTTTGGTACGAAGTAAGTTTAACAGAAATAGGAAGGCAGTAATGGACATATTCCAATTATTAGAACAGTTTGCACAAAATCCGTCTATTGATTTATACAATCAAATAGCAAATATGGATGTGCCCGAATACTTGGGTGGGAATCAAACGAGATATAAAATACTCGACCAGATGAACCAAATGATACAGTCAACTTTAGACCCAAATGATTTTGACACGCAGTATCAGTATGCCCAATCTTACGCAAACGCTATGATACCACAAGGAATGCCGGATGATTTAAGGTCTGAACTCGAACAGAAAATATCCGAACAATTCCAAACACTATCTCCAGAGAAGGAAGCGGAGTTTAATTACAAGCAGTTTACAGACCCTAATTCTAATTACTATCAAGAACTAAGGAAAGAAATCCAAAGAGCTATCTCTGACACATCTACAACTATGGGTACTTTAGTCGGAGGGTTAAGGGCACAAGGAGTAAGCGGGGGTGGCAGCAACGCAATAGCACAAGAACAAAGAGAGGCTATTGAAAGAAGAAACGCTGAAGAAGTAGGAAGCGCACTATCCCAAGCACAACTTCAAGGGGCTCAAATGGGCACGCAAGGTTTATTTAACATAGCTCAATTAAGAGAACAAAGGAGGCAATTTAACGAACAATTAGAAGCAAGCCAACCTTCTTTTTTCGAACAAATAGCCTCTCCTTTAGGGACGGCTTTAGGTCTATTGATACCGGGTCTTGGGTCTAATACTAATTCAATTACTCGAAGTTCTTCCACTCCTTTCGCTGGCGAAAGAAGTCCAATGAGTTACAGCAATTATCAACCATTTAATTTTAGGTTCTAGTATGGCTAACGTAGGACAACTATTATCGAATGCTTTTTTAACTGCCTATCAAGCAGAGACAACCCGAAGGCAAAGAGAAAGAGAAATGGCGGAACAAAACCGTCAATTCACCGAGTTAATGGATTATAGGAATAGGTCTTTAGCTTCTGATATTGGTTATAAAGAAGCTGATATTGACTACAAAAACAGAAAATTAGCTTCTGATATTGATTACCAGACCAAAAAATTTGAAGCCGAAACTGATTATCAAAGTGGGATGTTGGCGGAGAACAGATTAGAAAGAGAACGGAGAACGGATGTCGATCAAGCTGACTTTGCTTCTAAATATATCCAAGTCCCCGAAGGGACTGCTGGGGCTATTGGTGGTAATCTGATAAGAACGAGAACTGGCAAAATAGCCGGTGATTTAGACCCAAACGCCTATTATATGCCTATTAGTTTGGGGGACGGTCAAGAAACGAGGTCAACTGGTGCTGGTGCTGATGTAAGCGGGTTTATAAGCAAGATTGACAAAAATATCGCAAATGATTTAAGGAATGAGGATATTGATTATGGTGAGCTTGCGGGGGATTTATCCGGTTTAGCCGCTAAGTCTAATTTAGAAAGAGAATACCAAGATTTACTTTTAGAAGCAAGGAGGGCTAAGGCGAAGGGCGGAATATTGAACGAGGCGAAACTATTGGCGGGAATTGTTTCGGCTAGTGACGGAGACCTAACCCCAGACGAAGAACAAACATTAAGGACTATGATTAAGGGTTTGAACATAATAATAAAAAAAGCCCCACACACAATAAAATCTTTCGATTGGAAATAAATGGGAAAACTTAGAACATACAATTCTGATGCTTTCCTAACCTATTTATATGGGGAAGCAACCCGTGATGAGACCATAGGCAAAGAATTTGATGATGCTCTCAAAGCCATAAACCGAATAGATATTGTGCAAGAAGCATTAGTCCCTTCTTCTATGGAGACGTTATCGAGTATTGGACGAATGTTCTTTAGTCGTGGTACGGGGTATGACCCTAATATAGAAAGGTTGGGGCGTATGGGAGCTCAAGGACTGGCTGGCATAGCTGATGGATTATTGGGTGCTGGTGCTTGGATGGGACTTCCAACACAAGGATTGGCTGACGATGTAAATAATTTCATTCAAGACATCACCCCTAAAAACCCAAATGCAATTGAAGAATTAGCAAGCGGTATGGCTTCGATGGCGGGCTTAATGATTCCCGGTGCTGGTGCTGCTGGATTTGCGGGTAAGGTTTTATCTGCCACACCCAAAATAGCAAGGGCTTTACAAATAGGCATACCTACTATTTTGGAGGCATTTACAGAAGCTGGTGGCACTCGCAACCAAATGATAAGAGAGGGCAAAAGTGAAGACGAAGCTGATAAAGCTGCGAGAGTGTCCGCTCTTGCGAATATGATTACGATAGGTTTAACAAACAAGTTCGGTATTTTCGCTGGAGGCAGAAAATTAAAAGACCATATTTTTAGTTCTTTATTAGAGGGGTCTCAAGAAGGACTGCAAAACATCATAGACAAATTTGCTCAAGGCAAAGAAATAAATTGGGAAGAAGTTGCTAACGACTTTAAGATAGGTGCTATTTTAGGCGGTGCTGTAAAAGCGACTGGAATGACCGATAGAATTATTAAAGAGCAAGAACCTATTGAACTTGGCAAAGAGCAAAAATCTATTGAAGTAGATAAAACCATTGAGATTGAGAACATAGAAGAAACCGGGCAACCAATCACAGATGAAGATATAAGTATTGCAATCGAAGATTTAGAGGGCAAGAAGATAGCCGAAGGTCTAACCGAAGAAGAAGAAATAAGATTAAAGGGGCTAAAAGAAGAACAATCAAAACAGCCAGACAAAAAGCAAACCATAATAAATGAAGGAATAAAGGCTGGCAAAAAAAGTACAGAAATAGTAAGCGAACTTAAAGACGAAGGACTATTTGAAAGAGGCGATAATAAACTAATTTCTACTCAGAGGCAAAAAATTAAAACTGAGCAAGAAACCGAAGAACTATTAAAGGAGTTAGTAACATCTAACCCTCCGACTTCTGGGAGGGGCGAGCAATTTGTCCCAACAACACCTTTAGAGCGAAGCGAAACGCAGCCCGAACCACAATTGACAGACGAAGAAATAATCAATCAGTCCTTAGCTAAAAGTCTAACCAAAGAAGAAATAATTGAGAAGGGTATTAAAGAAAACAAAACTACGCCGGAAATAAGAAAAGACCTCAAAAAAGAAAATAAATTAGAAAAAGGCGATACTAAAATAATAGAAAGTAAACGCCAATCTAATCTACCAAGCGTAGAATTGAACAAACCGGAAGACACTCAAGAAGACAAAATCCCCGAAGATGTAATTTTACAAGGGGCTGGTAAACTTAGCGAAGATACCCGTGAGACTTTGGGCAATAACTTCACAACACTAAACGAAATAGACAGGCTAACTACGGATTATAAAAATGCGACTCCGGCACAAAAGAATAGTTTAAATGCTCAAATCAAAAAAGAAGTTCAAAAACTAAGGGAAAAGGGAGTTGATGCAAAATATCAAAGCGGGAAAGTAACCGTAGATGGACAGAGAATATTCTTAAAACAAAAACCTCAACTTCAGAAAGTTGAAGATATAGAAGTGGAGTCCGAAGAAGCCCAAGTTCCCTTTGAAAAATTAAGCAACGAAAGCATAGACAGACAAACTTACTTAACACGAATGTTGGGTAATAAAGAGTTTCTGCCGGACGATTTGAAATCCCTTATACCCAAAGGGTTCGGACAAAAGAAAATCGACAAAGGTGTGAGTGATATTGAAGAAGATGCCGGCAAGGAGCAATCTAAAGAAGCACAAATAGTCAGAGATTTTGTAGTAAAATTAGACGATTATATAGAGAGGTATGGAGGGATAACTTTTACAAATGGTTATTTCGCATCCCAAGAAGAAATAGAATCAGACCTTGACGCTTATATTGAGGAGAGGTCTAAAGAAGAATCAGAAGGCGACACATCTTTTGAGTTTGGTGAAGAAGTAACCCCGTTTGACGATTCTATTACCGGTAGTGAAAAGATTATAGAGTCGAAAGCAGAAGAATTAAGAAACGATGTCCAGTTACAACAGCAGGCAAAAGCATTTGACGAAGCGGTTACTACAAAAGGAAGCCGAGTAGTATTAGACAGAAATCCGAACTACGAAGGACACCCTGATCTTAAAAAGGGCACTTTCGCAAAAGTATTAAAACCAAGAAACGATAATCAGCAAGTAGTAATTGAGTATAAAGATTCAAAAGGAAATACTCAATCCATTTCTGTCCCAGATACTTTTTTAGACCCGGCGCAACCACAAGGGCAAATTCCCAAAATGCCCACAGTAGAACGCACAAAAGCCGGAGATCAATATACTTTAGGCTCAGAAATGAAGCCACAATTTCCTATTGCCCCGATAGCTGGAAGGGGAGAGGGGAAGGGCGCTGAGGGTACGCCTTTATTCGAGCAAAAGCCAGAAGACAAATCCCAAGAAAACTTATTCGATGATTATGACAAAGCAAGAAAAAATCTAAGGAGCAATCTTAACAATTTATCTTCTGTAGGACTATTAAACCCAGAGCTTTACAGAGATTTATATAAAGTTGGGTCTTATCATTTTAGACAAGGTGCTACTAAATTTGCAGACTTCGCCAAAAAAATGATAAGCGATTTAGGCGATTGGGTTAAACCAAGACTTGCCAAATTATTCAAAGAAATCAGAGATGAATTTGCCAAAAAAGCAATAGAACTCCAGCAAAGGAATCCTTTCTTCAAGACTACTTTGAACGTAGCCGAAGATAAAGAGTTTTTCAAAAACATAGCAAAGAAACCAAAAGAAGAAATCTATAAAGAAGCTGAAGAAAACCCGATTTGGGGAGGCACTTATGCAGATAAGGCACGGAGACAATATAAAGAAACATTAGAAGACACCAAAGACTTTATCCGGAAAGCGGCTGGCAACATAGGGGACATGATAGAAAAGATTTCCCCAGAAATATGGAGAAGGATAAGACAGTTTGATATGGCTTTAGGTAAGCGACAAATACAAATCGAGAAAATATTCAATCCGTTTTTTGAAAAGTTTTCTAAAATGTCAAAAGGTGAGATCAGCAAATTTGGTGTGATGGTGTACAACCGAGATTTCAAATCGGCAAGAGAATTGGCTAAGAAATATGACTTTGTGGAAGAGTTTGACAGACTAATGAATTACAAAGACCATCTTGCGGGTATATTGAAAATCAAACAGATAAGCGATCACTTCCCACGTATGGTAAGTGATTCAAAAGCATTCTTAAACTATCTTGAAGAAAAATTTCCAAATGAATATAGGGACATATTCGGCAAACTCATAAGAGAAGCAGAAGCTAAAAGAGGTAAATTGTCGGATGACGATAAAGCCACTTTAATCAATAACGCTTTAAGGGGGTATAATCCGGGCATCAAGTTATCTGATTTAGGCAATTTTAAGAAAAGAGCAATCCCAATTCTTGACGCAGAAATAGCAAGGTTTTATCACGACCCAGCGACTGGATTGTATTTGTATTTGAACCAGCAAGCTGAACTCATAGAAGAAAGGAGATTATTTGGTGCGGGAGGCTTTGACCCAGAAAAATCATTGGGCAATTTAATATTGAAACTAAGGGTTAAAATACCCAGCACAGTGACCTCAGAACTAACAGATTTACTTAAAGCAAGATTTAATAAATCAAGAGCCGAGAACAAATTATTCAAGGCGATCAGATCAATAGGTATAGCTACAAAATTAGCAAATCCATTTGCTACGCTAACCCAGATTAAAGATTTAAGTTTTTCAATAGCTGAGTCTCCCACATTAACTGCTAAAACTTTAATGCGTGCATTGAAAGAAAGGCAATACTCCCCAGAAGAATTCGCTAAAAGGGAGGGTTTTACCTTAGAGGAAATAGGGTGGACTAATAGCAGAATAGCACAAGAACTTGCATCTATAACCGGAAGGCAGTCTATGGTAAACGATCTGCTAAAAGTAAGTGGGTTCACAAGCGTAGATATGATAGGAAAGGAAGTCAGAATAAATGCTGTTTGGGAGAAGTTTAAGGTCTTGGCAAGAGAAAACCCGGATGATGCTGATTTTAATAGAAGATTAGAAAGATATTTCGGCAAAGGGGCAGAAAAGGCTAAAGCTATAAGTGATTTAAAGGCGGGACGGAAATCTGATAGCGTTTCGTTTCTGTTGTTCAATGAACTTGCGAACGTTCAGCCGATTACTTTGACAGAGCTACCCTATTATTATAATAAATATGGTAATTGGAGAATAGCTTATTTCCTAAAGACCTTTGGAATTAGACAAATGAACTTCTTCCTTAAAGAGACTGCCGGAGTCATAAGAGATAAAAACCTCCCGGTCGAACAGAGGAAAGAGGGTTGGAAAAACTTGATGAAATTAGGTGTAACACTTCCTATGGTGGGGGGGTCGGTAGATCTATTTAGAAGTTGGTTAATATCCTTATTAGACGATGACAAAGAATTAAGTTTCCCGGAAGAAGTTTTAGACAACTTGCTTAATATAGCTATGTTAAGTAGGTATGACGCACAAATGTTCAATTACAAAGGAGTTGAAGGATTTATAGGGAATAAATTGATACCCCCTATGGACATCATAAGCTCAACATTACAAGATGCAATAACAATAATCGAATCCAGAGACCGGAGCATCAAAACAATAAAAGAACTCCCGATTATTGGCAGATTACTTTATGAATACTTAAAAAACCATTAGGAGATAAAATGAAAAAAATAATTATCCTTTTGATGTTGTTTGTGAGCATAAGCTTTGCACAGAACACGGACAAGAGGAGTAGAATGGCAAGCGAAGCCCAAACTTTGCACGATGTCTTTGAGAATACTGAAGAAGCATTAAGGATCAAGGCAATAAGTGAGATCATAGCTATGGCTTATTCCTCAACATCAACAGTAAAATTAGACACTCTTTATACAGCGTCTAATCATTGGGTATGGCTTTCAGAGATATTCGCAGATACTTCAGCGATTAAATTTCTATACTTAATGAATCAAGATGATATCGCTAATATTTACTTAGGGAGTGATTCGGTTAATACTGTAAAGATTGGAGCAGAAAATGATTTTATTGATATGATTCAATGGTATGATTCTACAAGTACGGTAGGCATTAAGACCGATTCGACTAATACTCCAATTTTAATTTATGTCGGGAAATAGGAGGAACAATGAAAAAGTTAATAATATTATTTCTGTTTACCGCTTCTTTATTTGCACAAGATTTTGGGCTTATAGAGAAACCCTCAAAGTGGATTGATGATGGGACTTCGCTTACACCTCGTCATTCACGAAGCTTAAAATTATTGGGTGAATATTTGGGTTATGATGGGCTTGGTGGACTTTATTTTGATGAAAGTGATAATGCATTCTTCACGCACAATGTAGGAACGGCTGGGAATTACTCTACAATATTTGGGAGTGGTAACTTAAATGCGGAAACAGATGCAGATAAGGATTTTGTATTTTACAGCGGTTATCAAAATGCATACAGCGCAACTGGGAATGTGTTTTACTCAACAATGAGCGGTTATCAAAATGCATACAGCGCAACTGGGAGTGTGTATTACTCAACAATGAGCGGTGATCGAAATGCTTATTCAGCAACTGGGAATGTGTATTACTCAACAATGAGCGGTTATCGAAATGCTTATTCAGCAACTGGTAGCGTAAGCTACTCAACAATGAGCGGTTATCAAAATGCTTATTCAGCAACTGGGAGTGTGTATTACTCAACAATGAGTGGTGGGGGAAATGCTTATTCAGCGACTGGTGACGTAAGCTACTCAACAATGAGCGGTGATCGAAATGCTTATTCAGCAACTGGGAATGTGTATTACTCAACAATGAGCGGTTATCGAAATGCTTATAAGACATCTGACAACACTCTTAACTACATAATCGCAATGCCTTACCAAGCACTAGATTCTACGACTGCAACAGAATTAGATTACTCAATAGCACTTGGCTACCGAGCGGGATATAAGACGTCTTATAATTCCCCAGCGATATTTGGTTACAACGGACAACCAACGGCTAATAATCAAGTAGTAATTGGCTCAGAGTTTTATACAGGCGGAATTTTGCTCGATACTTTTGTAATCGTCAATGGAATAATCGGACACTCAGCACAAGGAACTTCGACATTGGGAGTTGGTGCTACTACTTTTGCGGTGAGTTCAAATGTGATGACAATTACTGGTGATGGTGGTGGAAATACTATTGCAACTATCACGGGAGCAAGTGTAGGAACTTATACATTTATTTTTGTTGATGGTAATGTGACAATCACAGATACGGATGCTCACACATCTAATACTGTTGATTTGGCTGGGACTGCAACAGACTTCACAAGTGCAGACGACAAGACTCTACAATTAGTATATGACGGTACAAGTTGGTATGAAATTTCAAGGAGCACAAACTAATGAGAAAGCTAATCTTCATATTGCTATTTACTGTTACTCTTAATGCTCAAGACTTTTGGACTTGGAAGAAAGCCGCTCAAATAGGTGTTTCTTTTATCGCTGGATATACAGAAGGTCAAGCGGACTTTGCGCAATACCAAAAGTTTGCTACGAGCGGAAGTGAAAGAATAGAGTGGGATAGAGCTTGGCATAGATGGAAATATTTTTCAAGAGGCGGGCAAGTCTTAATGGGTGTATCAATTCCTTTAAATTCTGAATTTAAGTTTTGGCATACTGTCTCAGATGCTTTAATGAGCGTAGCAATTTGGGGACTTGCTCATAAAATTAGTTACAACTTTGCAAGAGGGGAGTCTGCATTTTATCAATCAGACTATCAAAAAGAACACAAAACCGGCGGATGGGTTGAAAATTTTGATTCGCCTTTCATAACAATCGGTTCGGTTATAATTACTATTGGAATTAACTATTTTATATATAAACTATTATAGCTATGGAAAATAACGAATTAACGCAGAGATTTGACGATATTATCACAAAATTAAATCAACTATCGGATGACGTTAAAGCACAACAGAATATCGTTATTAAGAACGGCGGGGGCAGAGACGTATCATTTAAGAGATCGCAATTCTTTCAAATGGTATATGACAAGCTATTCAAGCAATGGACTTGGAAACAAACAATGACTATAATCAAAGATATAGGAGTTCTTGCAGCTTTGATTTATACATTATTAACAATTAAACAAATATTATAGGAGTAACAAATGACACCCAAGAAATTAGAATTTGTAAGAGTGCCGGACAAAGCCGGGATCAATATAGGCATTGACGAGACGATGGACGTAGTTGATGCTGCTGTAAGTTTAGCTAATGCTATTATCGAAAGTTATTCTGATGGTAAATTATCTGTCTCTGATATCTTTAACTTCGTTAAACCTTTTACGAAACTTCCAAAGGCAATAACCGGAATCGATCAAGTACCTTATGAATTAGACGACTTGCAAGAAGCTGAACTAAATCAACTTATTGAATTTGTCCAAAACGAATTAGAAGTTGACGATTTAAGAGCAAAGCTAATTGTGCAGAAATCTTTAGAGGCTATTTATTCCTTATATGAACTCTTAAAGGTTATACGTGGATAAGTTGATTAAAATAGCTGAGAAAATCAACGGATGGAAAACCATAATAGGTGCAATTGGAACTCCGATTGCATCTACTATTTTGTACTTCGCTCCCGAACATACTTTGGCTCATAAGATAAGTTTAGGTTTTACTATATTCTTTGGTTCGGTTGGCATTGGCGGGGCAATCCACAAAAAAATAAAAGGAGAGCTTCCAAGTGGGATTAAGAGAATTTCTAAAAATTAGGTTTTTAACTAAATCTAAAGGCGATTATTTAGACTTTAGAGAAGCATTGGCAGAAAGAGAGTCCGGTGGTAATTATTATATAGTCAATGATTGGGGCTATTTAGGGAGGTATCAGTTCGGTAAACCACGACTTTACGATTTAGGATTTTCAATCAATGGCTGGCATCCATCCGGTCAGAATTTGAAACAATTCATCACAATCGGTGATTTCTTAACTAACAGAGAATTGCAAGATGATTTGTTCTTAAAACACGTTACTTTAATCCTAAGACATTTAAGAAAAGAATACAAAAAAGCAATCAGAAAATACACCGAATCTGGATTAGTGGCTGGTGTACATCTGAAGGGGTTCGGAGGGTTGCGTCGATTTCTTAAAGGCAAAGATAATGCTGATGCACTCGGTACAAAGATTTCAGAATATATAGAACAATTCAAAGGTTACGATTTAACAAAAATTAAATAGAGGAATATGTCTTTACAAAGTGATATAGTCAAAGATTATTTGCAAAAATTTCCAGATGCTACAACCAGAACTTTAGCCCGAATGATATATCGAGACAACCCCGAAATTTTCAATTCATATGAAACAGCAAGAACAAGGGTAAGACACTATCGGGGTGCGCTAGGAGAAGAGAAAAGAAAATCATTAGTTGATAGGGCTTATCTCCGTGAACATCGTACAGGCAAGGACACCTTTCCAAAATTACCGGAAGGATTAACAAGTTTGGAAGATTGGAATGCTTATAAACTAACTGGAGAACACAAGATATTAGTTCTTTCCGATACCCACATTCCTTATCACGATAAGACCGCCTTAGAGATTGCGGTTAAAAGAGGCAAAGAGTTTGACGTAGATATAATTTTGTTAAACGGCGATTATCAAGATCACTTTTCAATTTCAAGATGGGAAAAAGACCCACGAAAAAAAGACTTTCCTCAAGAAAGGAAAATAGTTTTGCAATCTTTCGAATGGTTAAGAGCGCACTTTCCTAAAGCAAGGATCATATACAAGATAGGTAACCACGAGGAAAGATATGAAAGATATATGGAAATCAAAGCGCCGGAATTGTTAGGCGTTCCTAATTTTGATTTTGAAAATGTTTTTGAATTAAGTAAGTTTGGGATAGAATTGGTTGGAGATATGAAACCGATTAAGGTTAATAATCTTTTCATCATTCACGGACACGAATACAAATTCAGCATAAGTAACCCCGTCAATCCGGCGAGAGGACTTTATTTAAGGACAAAAGAAAATGCAATGTGCGGACACTTTCATCAATCCTCATCACACTCCGAAAACAACATAGAAGACGAATTTACATCTTGTTGGAGTGTCGGATGTTTATCGGAAATGCACCCGAAATATATGCCGCTAAATAAATGGAATCACGGATTCGCAATAGTAGAAACTTCCGGCAGAAAATTCTTCCAAGTACACAACTTTAAGATAATCGACAAACAAATTTACCAAGCGTAATGCCACGATTATACTATAAGTGGCATAGAGAGTGACTATGGAACAGCATTGTTATTGCACGAGAGTAATTAACAGCCCACCAACCGTAGAGCATAATTGTGAATGCGGTTATAAGTGGGTATATCATTTGAAAGAACATATTTGGATACAAATAGAACCCGACAAGCCTCTTGAAGAAGCTCAAAATGGTGGATAGTCCAATCGATGGGACTATTCTTTACGGGTCATTATTGGGGAGTCCAAATCTACCGTTAGAGGACGGACGAATGAGCCGTTGCGGTGGACGGATAATCTAAGCGGGGGAAACCCCGCACTCCCTTGCATTTTAAGATCAGACCTTATAACTTGCTGGCTTAGTCCAATATTAATGGACATTCTAAGCATATCTTGACAAACGTAAACTATAATTGACATATGACTAAAATAACACTTGAAACCGAATGGGATATATCAGATAATATTATTGTGACTAAAGAAACTAATGAAAGCCATCTTAATGTTAGTGAAATGTTATATTTAATGATAGATGTAATGAAAGGCTATGGTTACCAAGAAGAGAATATATTTGAAGCCTTGACAGAATCAATTGAAGAGTTCAAACACTGGCAAAAGACACAAATATAACAGCGATGATAAAGGTGTATATTTATGGATGAACAAAAAAGAGTAAAGAAGATAACCGAATTTAGCAACGCCTTGAGACAACTTTGTGAAGCTTATATAGATGAAGGGTTCTTGACTTATGCCGAGATGTTAGGAATATTAGAGCTTACAAAGGCAGACGTTCTGCAAAGGTTATACGATGATTTAGATGAAGACAATTAAAAATATTTTCTGCGAAAATAAGCTAAAAACCCACAAAAATCAAAAATAAACATCAAACTTAAACCTTCCTATTGACAATATAAACCCGATTTCTTAATTTGCGTTAAGTTTTTTAACAGACATTAAAATCATTAACGGACAAATTATGAAAATATCTTTAGACGTAGATTTCGAAACGCTTAAACCTCACGAGCGGAAACAATTCTTGAAAGCAAAGGGGATTACATTGGAATCCCTTGCGAAGAAACATAGAAGGAGCATAGCATCTATAAGCTATGCTTTGGACGGAAAAAGAAAAAAGTTACTTACAAAAATATCCAAATCAATTAACGAAAAACATTTTGAGGCAAATCAATGATATATTTTATTATTTATTTTTTGGCAGTGATTTTATTCTTACGATGGTGGTACTGTGTAGGTAAAACCAATGAATACTACGACGATATTTTTAAACGAGAACTCAAAAGGAGGAATGATGACAGAAGGCATTGAGAAACTTTTAATTTTTGTTTTTATAATCGGGGGCATTTGTGGAATCACAATTTGGGAAGTTGTTGATTATGTTTATGGTAAAATAGAAAAACGGAAAAAGAAAAAATGATAATTATAATAGTAATTATCATTTTAATCTTTTTAATGAGAAACAAAGCAAGGAATTATTATAATGAGATATTCCGTAAAATTTGAAATGTTCGTTTGGGGCGACAACAAAAGAGACGCCCTAAAAGAAGCAGAGTTAATCGCAAAGATATTAAATTATCAATACGATAACTCGGCTAAAGTCGTTGGAATAACAACCGCAGAATTTGGCAAAATAGAGGAGGGTAATTATGAAGAACTTAATGATTAAATTCTGGAAGAAAGGCATAGCTCCAAGCGGGGACTTTCAACCCACATTAATGGAATTAGAAAGTCTCTTGGCAGAAGGTTATATCCAGCCTTATAACAAAGGCAAATGGATAATGACCGAACAAGGGAAGGAGTTTGTGCGAAACCTAACAGTTCAAGATTTCAAGGAGGTATTATGACAGAGAGAGCTGAAGAAATTTCGTATTTAAAACAAGAAATTGAAGACTTGGAAAATGACATCGATTATCTCATGAATGATCTAATCAAGGCTAAAGGCACGGAACGATATGAAATTGAGGCGGAGATCAAAGATCAAGAAAATATCAGAGACGAGAAGGAAAGAGAACTTCTTGATCTTGGGGAAATCTGCGAACGATGTCAAGGTGAAGGGGAAATCCTTGACAGAGGAAGGATAAATTCGAAAACAATAAGTCCTCCTTATTGCAGATGTCCAGACTGCGATGGAGAGGGTGTAATTTAAAAGGAGATTGAAATGAGGAAACTACCCGTACTACAAGATTTGTACAACGATAAAGCGTTAGCCATAAAGAGTGATGACTTAAATGTACTTTTAAACGCTGAACCCAAAAAGGAGTGGTTAAAAGATCACCCTATGGCAAAGAATGTTAAATACATACCCATTGAAAGAGTAGAGTATTTATTAACTGCATTATTTCAGAAGTGGTATGTCGAAATCAGAGACGCAAAGCTAATTGCTAACTCCGTAGTCGTCACAGTAAGACTCCACTATCAAAATCCTATCACTGGTGAAATGATATACCAAGATGGGATAGGCGCTAACCCACTGCAAACTAATAAAAACGCTGGTGCTACTGATTGGACTCAGATTAAAAGTGATGCAGTTATGAAAGCTGCTCCGGCTGCTGAAAGTTACGCAATAAAAGATGCTGCTGAGAAGATAGGCAAAATATTCGGTAAGGATATGAACAGAGCAGATAAGATAATGTACGACACTCTTTCGGGAAGATTTGATGACCCCAACGCAACGCAAGATTTGATTATACGACTTAAAGAATTTGAAAATTATGACGAACTAAGCAAGAAGCAAGTCGAGATAACAAGAGAGTTTGAAGATCGTGGAGTAAGTAAAGCTAAGGATATGGTGCTTAAAAGACTTGAGGAATTGAAATGATTATCCACGAAATGCAACAAGGTTCGGAAGAATGGTTTAAGGTAAAAACCGGGAAGTTTAGCGGAAGTCGTTTTGATAAAATTATGAGTGCTAAAACTACTAAGGGTTATCAAGATGAACTTTACCGAGTGGCTTATGAAAGAATAACCGGAGAAAGAATTGAAAGCTACGTTAATAAAGCTATGGAATATGGGACTGAAACCGAGCCTAAAGCAAGAAGATGGTATGAGGACGAAACCGGATTCCTTGTGAGGGAAGTTGGTTTTATTGAGGTGAATGAATTTGTGGGGATTTCGCCAGACGGATTAGTCGGTGATGACGGCGGTGCGGAGTTCAAATGCCCTCAGTATAACACTCACATTGATTACTTACTAAAAGGTAAGTTACCGAGTAGTTACAAGTGGCAAGTTTATGGATTTCTTTGGGCTACTGTAAGGGAGTGGATAGACTTTGTAAGTTTTTACGACAACGAAAACATAGACAACTTCAAAATCAGAGTGTACCGAGACGAAAAAATAATTAAAGAATTAGAAACAAGAATTAACGAAGCAATAGAGGAAGTACAAGAAATAATTAACAAACTTAAAAAGGTAGCGTGATGAATATCGAGTTGTATGAGGCTTGGAATCATTTAGACGAACGGTGGGAACTTTTCTTATATATAGACGAGAAGAGCAATTGGTCTCAGTGGGTATGGTTTGGAGTTGGCTCTGTTCTGAAAAGAAAAGAGTTTATTCTATACCCTTGCAAACCGTTTGATTCATGGAAGAAAACTAGATTGCTGAAGAAATACAAAGGCACTAAGTATGATGCTACTTGGTATGGAAGGCAAATAGGAGAAGTAATCGCTAAACGATTAGCTAAAAGGAGAGCGTGATGGCTAATGAGACTACCGAGATGTGGAAACAATATCGTGCTGAGATGCAAGAACGCAAAGCCGGAAGACGAGAAAACAGAACGAAAGAGATAATTAAGTTTTGTGAAAAACACAGTGTGTCATATAAATTTTTGTCTGATTACCAAATAAGATTGAACAATGAAATCGACATTTTCCCGACATATCCAAAGTATCACAATATCGTAACCGGCAAACGTGGTACAATAAGAAACTTAGATAAATTCTTAAACAACCTAATAAAAGTAGAATAAGGAGCAAAAATGAGTTGTAAAATATGTGGCAGATATGCTTGTACAAGTTCTTTTCACTCTGCCGAAGAGCGAGAAGAATACGAAATTAAATATGGCAGATATGATGATAAAATTGAAGAATTGGAAGATAAAATCGAAGATTTAGAAATGGAAATAGAATTAATGCGTGATGAATTAACGTGTGAACAATTAGAGAAAATAGAAAAACAATTAAAGGAGCAAAAATGAGCGACAACAATTTTGTAGGTGGATTCTTTTTCAAGTTACCACACGAAAATGCCCCAGATTTTGTAAAGGGGAAAGTATCAATTAAACTACCGGATTTAAGACAATGGTTAATAGAGAACCCTCAAGGTGATTGGTTAAACGTTGACTTAAAAGTAAGTAAAGCCGGTAAGGGTTATGCTGAACTTGACACGTGGAAACCGGACAAAGAAAAGGCTAACGAGAACAAAGTAGAAATAAAAGAGGACGAGGGCAGTTCGCTCCCGTTCTGAATTAAAACTAAATTAGGTGGTAAAGAGATATGAAGCTAAAAATAGCAGAAACAACCGACACAAGCATAAGTTTCTACATTGAAGACGAAAATGAAATATATGTTGAAGATACATTGTCGGTAGAGGAACTTATCAGATACGTTTATCTAAAGAACAAAATCCAACAGCAACATTTAGACGAAGTTCAAAAATCATTGGGTAAGAAATGACCGAGAAGATATTCGGGCAAATAAATGAAAAGGGAAAGTTTATCCCTTACAATCAAGATCAACTTATTCAAGCGTTTAAGAAGTTATCGGGAAAGCGGGCTGAGATTACAGTCCGCCCCGAAACTAAAAGTAGAACTAATGAGCAAAACAGATATTTGTGGGGAGTCGTGTATAAGTACATATCTGAGGAAATCGGATACGAGCCAGAACAAGTCCACGAGTTAATGAAATTCAAATTTTTGAAAATAGAAATATTAGTTAAGGGCAATCCAGAGACCGTGATAAGATCGACAACTGATTTAAGCACCGAAGAATTTAATCAGTACGTGGAACGAATTGTAAGATGGGCAGCTGAATTTCTAAGCGTATCAATACCAGAACCAAATGAGGTGTAAATGAAAAAGAAATCAGAAAGAATGAAATTGATTGACAAGATACATTCCGTGATGAGAGAAATCAGATTGTACCAAGAACCGAAATGTGTAACTTGTAACGGGGCTAAAGGGGACAAGGTCTTACAGTTAGGACATATAATAACAAAGGGTTGCAATTCTACAAGATTTGATTGGGACAATCTTCACACTCAATGCAGAAGCTGTAACAATGTTCACGAGTACAGACCCGAAGTCTATATTGACTGGTACATAAGAAAATACGGACTTGAATCTTGGCAAGACTTAATAATAAGATCGAAGAAAATCAAGCAATGGAAAATGGTTGAGCTAAGGGAGTTATTAGAAGAAATGAACAAACTTAAAAAGGAAATCATAAAATGACAAACAAAGAACTCATTTTAGAATACCTAACGAATAACGAAGAAGCTACAATAAGAGACTTGATGAATAATTGTGGCAAATGGATTAACAGCCCGGCAGAGTATATAAGGCAATTAAGAGACGAAGGTTATAATATTGAAACTAAAACAAAAGGCAAGCACGGAGTTTATATCTTACATTTAAAAGAACAACTGGAGTTAATATGAAAATGTACAAAATGTATCGTGATGGGAAGCTAATCAAAACCGGTACAAGCTTAGAGCTTGCGAAACATTTAATCTTTAATGAAAATGTTGATAAATCTTTGAAAAGAGTCCGGACAATGATTCAGAAAAACAAACAAGCTTGCGGATTTAGATTTCATCCATTAGAATCTGTCAAGGAAATTTCGTTTGATTCAAATATGAATCGTAGAAGTGTAAGGGAAAAGAAAAAAGAATTCAAATACGAAAGAGGGTGTTTTAATCCGAGAGAATTTGACAAAAACCCGATGTGCAACTATAACAAATAAAATCCTATTGGATGTTGATTCTTAATTTTATTCTTTTTATATTTGTTTAACACAAAAAGCAATGAGGTATCAATGGAAATCCAAAAGTCTAAACTTGAACGAATGTATAGAGAAATGACAAACAAAGAAATTTGCAAAAAACTTGGTATAACTAACCCCACCTTAGTATCATATCTGAAAAAACTTGATATTCCCCTTAAAGGGAGAGGCAATAACAGAAGAACAACGAAAGTAAAATTAGTGAGTGAGTGATATGGCTGATATATCTTGGATAAAATTAAAAACACAAATGTTCGATGATGAAAAAATACAACTCATCGAGGCTATGCCAGAAGCAGACGCTATCTTAGTCATTTGGATTAAGTTGCTCATACAAGCAGGGAAAACAAATTCTAACGGTTATATTTTACTTTCTGAAAATATCCCATATACTACCGAAATGTTATCAACCATTTTCCATCGCCCATTACAAATTGTAAAATTTGCACTGAAAATACTTTCTGATTTAGGGATGATAGAGATTGATATAAGTAACGTTATTAGTATCACTAATTGGGAAAAACACCAAAATGTTGAGGGTTTGGATAGGATAAGAGAGCAAAATAGGCTCAGGCAACAGAAGTATCGGGAAGCCAAAAGGTTAAATTCGGCTCAAAAACAAATAAATAGTAACGTTACAGTAACGCAAGATAACGCAACAGATATAGAAGAAGATATAGAAAAAGAAATAAAGAATAATTATGTCGGAACAAGTTCCGAAATGCGCCTATCGAAATTACTTTTTGATTTAATGAGAGAGAATAATCCAAACGTAAAAGAACCTAATTTCCAAGTATGGGCTAAACATATTGATCTAATGAAACGAATTGATAAAAGAACCGATATAGAAATTGAGGGTGCTATCCGCTGGAGTCAAGGAAATGATTTTTGGTGCTCTAATATTTTAAGCACTTCGAAACTCAGAAAACAGTACGATAGACTTTACTTAGAAGCAAAAAAAGAAAAGGATAGAAAGAATGGAGCATCTAAGCAAATCTTTGAAACTGATGAATTTAGAAACCGAGCTTCAGCAATCGCAGAATCAATTTTTAACGACCCAGACCTCAAATGAGATTTCGATTTATCAAGGTGAATTGACAAAAGAGGTCTTTGCGAAAGAGACGGCTAAAATTCTGCAAGCTTTCCCAAAGATGCCTATTGCAACATTTAACCTTTTGAAAGATCGCTTTAAGGAAAACGGATTCTCAGACCAAAGGCTAAGGGATTCAGTTAATCACGTTATTGACACTTATCAAGGTTGGGACAAACTACCTAACATTGCTAACTTTATTCAGTTCGACAAAAAAATTAAACTGTACACTTACGAGGAATCTATCCAAATCGGACACAAATATTTATCTTGCGTAAAAGTAGATGGGAAAGTTCGATGGGTAGAAAAGGAATTTGAAAAATATTTTAAGCAAAGACATGCACAAAATAAATAAAAAAAGAATTTTTATGAAAACCAAAGAAGAGATATTACAAGAAAAAGCAACAATTGAATTAAGAATATTAATTAGAAAGAGCAATGGACTCTTGGGCTGAACAAGAAAGCAATCGGCTTGATGCGCAAGTTATAAACACAAGGAGAATGAAAATGTTAGGAAAACGAATTACTAAGCTGGTTTCATTAGTCGGCTTAATTGGCTTGTTAGCGGGATTTGTATTGGGTGTAATACTTCCCTTGGGGCAAAGAGTTGGGGGGATAGAGGAAAGAGTTGGGAAAATTGAATCACTTATAAAACAAACAAAACTTGACAAGGAATATGAGAGTTTTATTGCTGGCGGTGGATTTATTACATCACACGACAACCCTATTGATTTAGAATTATTAAAAAGCAAAATAGAGATACTGCTTGATACACTTGGCTATCAATACAAAGAGGAATCCATAAGTTATAAGCCGGCAGGGTTAATAAAACGAAATGCGAATTCAGCAACTGGTAATGTAATCCACTCGACAATAATTGGGAGGTAAAATGAATTTCAATCGAAAGTACATATTAGTTGACAAAGATGGTAAGAAAAAAGCATGGTCAAATGACACAAGCGAATTAACAAAACACGCAAAACTTTTGAAGGGTGAACACAAAATAATTCTTAATCCAAAATATGACAAAAAGAGAGGAGCTAATGAATAGAGAAAAATGTGTAGAAAGGATAAAATATTTTCAAAACAAACCTTATAAGTCTGAAAAAGAAAGGGTAAGATATTTGGATGTTGTTAAAGTGTACCAACATTTACTCGAATGTGATAAAAGGCATTACCAAGTCAAAGGGAAAATTGAATGTACTGAGGAAATATAGTTGTGCAATACAAGGCGAAAGGAGATTTATATGCAAGCAGAATTTAATCAACTAAAAGGTAAAACATTAACCAAAATAAAAGGACTTGAAGTGGGCAATGATGGAGTAACCTTTATTTGCAGCGATGGGAGCGAATTTTTTATGTATCATTCTCAAGATTGTTGTGAAAGAGTAAGTATTGAAGATGTTATTGGCAATGTTGCTGATTTAATCGGCTCAGAAATTTTAATTGCAGAAGAAAGAACAAGCTACGAAAATCCCGATGATATTGAAAAGAGATTTCAAGATCATTTCACTTGGACTTTTTACGAATTAGCCACAAACAAAGGAAGTGTTACGATAAGATGGTATGGCGAATCAAACGGCTATTATTCAGAAAGTGTAGAATTTGCAAAAACGAAATGATTAGCCGTTTTATCCACATAACGGCGATGAAAATTCCCGCCGAGCGGGAAGGAGATGGAATGATTGAATATTTATTCAAATTGATTGAAAATGGAATAAGTGAGGAAGAAGCACTATATATAACAATGTTGAAATATCACAAATATGAATTAAGAGGTAATGGCAAAGAGGATTCTTTGAGAATATTAAAAGAAATGTATTATGGCAAGACCGAAACGACAAGCGAGGTCGGGTAGGTTTTTTAGTTATAATTTTTTGGCATAACGGCGTTGCAAATAAGGCGGGAGCGACAATGAAAATATTAAAAATTGACTGGATAGATTCAGCATCAGAACACGGATGGCTAAGCACACAAGAAATTAAAGAATTAGAGGGTGTAGCGAAATGTCAAACGGTTGGTTATTTGGTTAAAGAAACTAAAGAATTAATTAGTATTGCACAAAATAGGTCAACTGATAATACGCATTATCCGTTTGGCGAAATAATAACAATACCAAAAGTGGCGGTAATAAAACGGCGAGAATTAAAATAAGCGACTCGCCTTGATTTGCTTGTTGTAAATTTTTTAACGGAAGGAGATAATATGAAAAAACGAGGCAGGCCAGAGTTAAAATTTGTGGTGATGGATGTTAATGGCTTAATATTAGCAGAAAACATTACAAACAAAGAAATATCTGAAAGGTTTGGAATACCTATTCATACAGTGAAATACCAAACAGGACTGGATGAAAAATATCGCTCACCAATTAAAAATAAATATTGGATTTACAATATTAGCCAAAAACATTTATAACGGCGTGGCAAATAAGCCGTTTACGATAAAAAAAGGAGAAATAAATGGATAAGCAAATTTTAACGCAAGAAATTTACAAAATAATTAAACAATATATTAAGGAAAGCGAAAATCCTTTGATCGAAGATTATATACCCGCTTCTAATTTACCAGAAATGCAACGAGACTTAGTAAATCGGCTTGAAAAACAGGTTAGCCCGACCGAAGCCGAACCTACTTTTGGCAAGTGGATAAGCCTTGCTGATAAACTGCCCGGAAAAGGGGTTGAGGTATTAGCCACTGACGGGAAACAGATTACCATTGATATTTGGGATGATATACGGGAAGCACCAGTTAGTTTTAGTTCACAAACAATTTGCGTGGGCGAAGGATGGGAGAGTGATAATTGGGAGAATACCCACTGGATGCCCTTGCCAAAACCGTGAGGCGAAGGTTCTGGCTAACAGATTGGCTGCTAACTTGCCGAACGGAAATATTTTAATCAACTTTTTAACGGAGATAAAATGAACGAGAATACAAAAACTGAAATTGACCGAACTGAAAGTGAGGTCAATGTTGAGCCGCTGGTTATGCAGATTTGCCAACGGTGCAGCGATAGGGGCAAAACTTGGGACGGAAGCGACCCGAAGTGTTTTAGGGAAGATTGGGAGGGCAATTGGAACTGTGCAACACTGAACGAATTTAGAGAATTGTTTGATTATTGGTATGATGAAGAACCGCCAGAAGGAATTACTTATAAGCACTATGACGACCAAAACTATATGATGATATTTATAGCAGATATTGATATAAATGACAACGAGGACGAGTTCCCTTCGTATTTATATTTGAGTTGGTATAAACGAAGGGGAGCGACTGAAAACGCTTGGTTGCTCTTTGACGGACAACCTTGCAGACGACCAACAGAAACCGAAATGGATATTATACTTAAACATTACAAAAAGTTGGCAAATTCTGCTTAACGGAGTGGCAAATAACGGGATTGCGGAACTATGATAACGATAATCAACACTGGCGAAACAGTAGGGAAGAAGGCTAAATATATTGTAAAAATTAACAATGAAATGATTGCTGAGTTTTTACACGAAAGAAACAACGGACTTGGAATGTGTTTGTTAGAAGCAAGTAAGGCAGTAGAAAGAAAGAAATGGATGGAATTACATAAACAATTAAATAATAACGACAACACCCGCAATTCCCGTTGAGTTGCGAGTTATAAATATTTAGCCGCCGATATAAGTAATTCGGAGTAGAATTGCGAGTTAGGCGGCAAATTTTAGGAGACACAAATGGAACTAAAAGATTTGGTAGGCGAAAAAATGTTTTCTGGAATCGATTTTGAAAACGACAAAGTAAAAACTTGGGGAGATAATTTTGAAGATTGCCAATGCGTAAACTTTGTTTTGGATGGCAAAGTTTATACAGCCGTTGAAGACCCAGACGATGGCTACCGATCTTCAATGAAAGAAATAAAAGAAGGAATCACCCAAGTCAAAAACATTTTTTCGCCGGTAAAGGTATTGGCAAGAATGAAACCAGATGACAATTATGGTAAAAATGATGTACTGGAACTTATTAACATAGCGAATGGAAAAACAGTATTTGAGGTGGGGACAGACAACTATGACGATTATTACCCTTGTTGGGTAGCATCATTTACACCGGAAAATTTGTCCGCCTAACGGGTGGCAATTGTGCCGCCGCCCATAATTCAAATAAATGGTAAAATATGACTAAAAATAAAGAAGATAAAACAACTCAGACCGCCGAAGCGGTCGGACACGAATTGCTTGTTAGGCAGAAACCGGCGGTAGTATGGTTCTCTTGTGGCGCCGCCTCTGCTGTAGCTTGCAAATTAGCAATTGAAGAATATAAGAATCTTGACATAGTTTACTGCGATACTGGAGGTGAGCACCCGGACAATAAGCGATTCCTTGAAGATTGTGAGAAATGGTTTGGAAGAAAAATCAAGATACTAAAAAACGAAAAGTATAAAAATCACTTTGATGTATTTGAAAAAGAAAAATTTATTATGAGTCCGATGGGTGCTAAATGCACAACTCTTTTGAAGCGTAAACTTAGGGAAGAGTATCAAAAGCCAAATATGACGCACATTTTTGGATATACTACAGAGGAAAGGGTGCGGGCAGCGAAATTTGAAATGCGGAATAAAGACTTAAAAACCGACTGGATATTAATACGGCACGAAGTAAGTAAGCAAAATTGCTTGGGAATAATTTGGAAAGCCGGAATTGAAATACCAAAGATGTATAAGCAAGGGTACAATCATAATAATTGTATCGGATGTGTCAAAGGCGGGAAAGGTTACTGGAATAAAATAAGAAAAGATTACCCAGAACAATTTGAAAAAATGGCAAAACTCGAAAGAGAGCTTGGCTATAAATTACACGACAAGTATCTTGATGAAATGGGAGAAACCGAAGGCAATTTTGCGGAAGAACCAGACATAAGTTGCGATATATTTTGCCATAATATTGGCAGCCGGTTTTCTGCCTAACGTGATGCGTTTTAACCGGCTACGGAAGAAATTTACAAACTAATTTTTAAGGAGAAAATATTATGAATTTAATTACTTGGGCAAAAAAACATTATTGGGATTCATTAGAGAAAGACAAAGATATTATCATCCGTCATCTTCGTACTTATTCAACGGAAGAAAGTAGTCCGGTTGAAAACGTAGTTAAACCAGCAAACGATGTAATTAAAATTATTGATGAAATGATAGCGAAATCAAAACAGATAGAAGCCATAGAATTAGATGCTGACGAAGATTGTGACAATGAAAACCTAATTGACCATCAAGGCAGAATATATGCATTAACGCAACTTAAAAATCGTTTGTCGGTTTAACAGAGTTGCAAATAACCCGCAAACGTAATTAGGATTAGAACTTGAAAGACGAACAACAAAATATTTTTACAGAACTTGAACAGCCCGATAATGAAAGTTTGTCGGCTGTTGATTTGCGAGTTATAAATTTTTTGCCGGTAGCTGAGGACAAACTTATACTTGATGTCTGTTGTGGCAGTAGGATGTTTTGGTTTAATAAAAACAACCCAAGCGTTATTTATATGGATAAGCGGAAGGGAACTTGGGAAACCGATAAAAGAAAGGGGCGAAAACAAACAACCATTGAACCAGATACGATAGCTAATTTTGAGAAGATACCTTTTGCTGACAAGACATTTAATTTAATTGTTTTTGACCCGCCACACTTATTGAACCTTAAAGAGAATACAAGGCTTGCTAAGAAATATGGAACGCTAACAAACGGATGGCAGCCGATGATTAAAAAGGGTTTTGCGGAATGTTTTAGAGTATTGAAGGAAAATGGCATTTTGATTTTTAAGTGGAATGAATACCATATACCATTATCAAAAATATTAAAACTAACAACTGAACAACCATTATTTGGGAATAGGTCTGGGAAGCAAAGCAAAACCCATTGGGTTGTTTTTATGAAAACTGATAGGCAAAAACATTTATAACGAAGAAGCCCATAACGGGTTTGCGGAAACAACATAGGAGATTAAGAAAATGCAAAAAAGTAATTTAGGAATATTCCAGCAATATTCAGAAGAAATTGAAATGCCCAATGATTGTTCAGCTTCTTATATCAGTTATCCTAATTTTTTGAAAGCAGTTGAAGAAATATTGCAACGGGAGAAAGCAAATCCCGTTGATGGGCAAGTTACCAAGAGTTGTTCCTCAAACGGTGCGGTTGCGGGCAAATTGAAAACTAAATATAAGTACATTCATTTTGTTGAAGGATTAAAAGATGAATGGACTGTGTGGACAAATAAAAAAGATGAATATTTGGGAGTAATTACATACCATAAAAAATGGAAAGAATGGGAATTTGCGCCGGAAGAACATACGGGATATACAATAGAATGCTTAAACGACTTGGTTGATTTTATTAAACATTTGCCAGCAACCGCATCTTGGTAACGGAGTTGCAAATAATGCGCCGATTAAATAACAAATTAAATAAATAAACAAATGCCAAAACTACTTAACATATCAAATCAAAAGACCTCGAATGAGGTCGCATTGATTTGCTTGTTATACGGATTGGCACGGAAGGAGCTAAAAATGCCACACAAAACTTATACACCAGAATCAGCACTTAAAAAACTTTTAAGAGTTGGAGAAGTAAAGGAAGAAACACCTTATAGTTTTATTGTAAAAATGGGAACTGTTGGTAACGGCACACTTGGAGCTATTGACTACTTGAATAAACATACCAACTATACCGTAACGATAGTTGGTGAAACAAAATTTGATAAAAGTAAAGCAAAGTTAATACGGCGAGCAGCTTAGTGCCAATTCCGTATAACGGTGTGGCAAATGTGCCGCCGCTTAAAATAAAAGGAGATGTAATGGAAGAAATAATAAAAGAATTAAAACAATTAAGTGAATCTTTATATGACGAACACCAATATACTTGGTCAGACCAAGTTGATGAAATTATAGAAAAGTTGAGAACCGAGACCGCTAAAAGCGGTCGGAACGATTTGCTAGTTAGTGGGAAATTTGCGGAAGCACTTGAAGAAGTCAAAAGAATAATTGACAGAATGGATATAGATATTTTTGATAATGAGTCTGTTGGTAAAGATGCCTATTACCAAATACATACTTCGATTAATGAGGCAAAGAGACAAATAAATGAAGTTATTAGCAAATTTTCACGCTAACAGATTGGGCGATAAAACGCTTGCGTAACAATAGGACAATTTAATGAATGAACAATTAAACATAACAGAAATAGAAAACAACCAGAACAATATAGCAAGTCGTTTTGATTGCCGAGTTATGTTGCCCTATTACGAACAAGACGGAATAACTATTTATAATGCAGATTGCCGAACAGCTATGAAAGCTTTACGCCCAAACGCTGATATTACCATTACGAGTCCGCCTTATAATGTTGGTAATAATAATATGAATGCTGGTAAATACTTAAAGAAAAAACATGATGCAATGGAAGATGACGAATATTTTAACTTGCTGGACGTTGCCTTGCATTTGATGATAGAGAACACAAAGTATTATGTGTTCTTTAACATACAAATGTTAAGCTCAACCAGGCTTCCAATTATTGAATTGATGTATAAATATAGAACAATGTATAAGGATAGAATAATTTGGGATAAAACACAGGTTGAGCCAGCAATTGAGCCCGGCGTAATGAATAGTAAATTTGAGGACATACATATATTTAGCAAGCATAACCCGCATAAAAGAAAATTTGATAGATGTAATTTTAACAGAGGTGAATTTAATAACATTATACAGGGCAATAATGCAAGCAAAAATGAATGGGCGAAATTGCACAAGGCAACGTTCCCGGATTATTTGCCAGCGTTACTTATAAATAATTTTACATTTGAGGGTGATACGATTTTAGACCCGTTTATGGGAACTGGGACAACTTTGGTAACCGCAAGGAAACTTGGGCGTAAAGCGGTAGGAATAGAACTACGCCAAGAATATTGTGATATAGCAATTAAACGATTAGCCCAAATAGAATTATTTGTATGAAAACGGATGCAAGTAATAGGGTCAACATAACATATTGGGCGATAAGCCAGCAAGCGTATTAAAGAGAAAAGAATTTGAAAGAACAATTTAACATAGCAGAAAAACAAAAAAGCATAAGCGATATAGCTTGTCGGCTTGATTGCCAAGTTATGTTGCCCGTATAAAGGAGAAGAATTATGGGAATGTACACAGAGATACACTTTAATAGCGAGCTAAAACCAAAACTAAATGAGAATGTTGTAGATATATTACAATATATGTTAGACCACAAAAATGAGCCCGCTTTGCCAGACCACGAATTTTTTAGGTGTGATAGGTGGAGAAGTTTATTTACTTGCGATAGCTACTACTTTGATGCCGATACGAATAGTACGCTAAGATTTGACGAAATAAGTAATGCGTACTACTTATGTGTAAGGGCAAACCTAAAGAATTATAGCCACGAAATTGAGAAATTTATTGATTGGATAATGCCATATTTAGCAAAGCAGGAGGGCGAATTTTTGGGGTTTTACCGATATGAGGAAAGCGAGCAACCGACCCTAATATATGCGAGGGCAACATAACTACTACTTAACGTGAGATAAAAAATAGGAGGTAAAAACGTGAAAAATGGCGGATTTACGCACTATTACGGACGACACAAAAAGCCTGTACTACAATCAAGTGTAGTACGCAAGCCGGAGAAGTTGCAAGTAAGAATTAGCGGTGATCTACAGAGAGAGTACCATATATCCCCAACGTTAAAACGTGGGGTTTTACGGCGATTTTGACAATGGGAAAAGCCGTGTTGTTTATTGAAATTCACGAAAAAAATCATTATCTTTCCCTTAGTCCTTTGACATTTTGTCTGACTACTTCTCCGGTGAAATTTGCCTTAAAAAGTAGGGTATATAAATTTAATAGGCGGGGAAACTCGCCTAATATTTCTCGACTTCTATATCATTTTCGTAGTATTCTTTAATTTTCTGCAATATTTCTTTTAGCGTCAAATTATAAAATTTTATTGAGTAATATCTTTTTCTGATAATGATATTATACATTTTGACCTCCATATTAAGGTAATTATTAGTTTAGCGTAAAGATTGCTTAAAAGTATGTTTCTGTTCGTTCTCGATTAAATTACGAGCTTAGTTAAACCACAGTTTACCGTTACAATCTAAAAACCAGCCCGGTAACTCATTTTTATCATTGACAAAAGCACAACAAGAAATTTTTACAAGATCATCAAGCTCTTTTATTGTCAATCTTCTTGTTAAATACTCTGATAGTTTTTCCTTGTGTTCTAAGAAAGTAACCGGAACTTCAGTTTTGATTATTTCTTGCTCTGATTCGTCAAAAGTATAAATTAATTCCATTTTCATTTCATTTTCCTTTTTTTTATGATAAAAAATCTATAACAGACGAATTTATCGACGGGCAATAAAAAAAGCGAAACCGTCCACTACTGTTAGTAGTTTCTGATTTCGCTCTTTCGTTCCGCAGAACTTCAGACACGAATTAATTTAATTTTGCTCAAACCATTCAGCGAACTTATGAACCGCATGATATATAAATTCTTCAATTTTTGCTTTTGCTGCAGGCGTGAGTTTATGATCTTGCAAAGTAATATCTTGATTGCCGGTCGGTTCTGGGTACACTGAAATATAAGCTATACCGTTAATTTCCCACTCTTCCATCATTGGCATTGAATAGAACTCTTGATCCGCCGCCTTACAGATGAAATAATAACCTGGTTTTTCTTTTTTGTTGCCTTGCGAGTCTAAGTCTTCACGGAAAAACATTCCAGGCGAGCCATTCTTAGTTTTTTTGATTTCAAGCTGACCGCTTTTCAAAAAATCCAGCACCCAAGCTAATGTCCCGGCTGCTTTCCCGGCGTTTTTGATTTCGATTTCAAAACTTAAATTAGTCATGATATACTCCTTGTTTGAATGTTAAAAAATAATTATTTTCAAACACGGAGTAAAGATTTTCTTTACCCGTCAATAACCATAAGTTATTGCAAACAAAATGTCAAAGAACTATGGTTTCTAAGGCGTTTTGTCTAAAAGGCTACTACTTACCTATACCTAAGGCAAGAAGTCCCGTGAAACACGCCGTGAAACGCATTCTGAAGCAAATTAGAAACCAAGTACATCTTTAGTTTAGTTAAACATAAACAAATCTTGTTTCCATTGGTAGAAAATAGTTTTAGTATTTAAGCATTCCAGCTTCACCATGTCGCCTCTTATATCTACGACCTTACATTTTATATTGTGCGGAATATCAGGGGAATACTTAGATAAATTAATTGCAAACATTTTTCCCTTCCTTTTAGTTTTGTGATAAAAAATTTATAAATGGTTATTTATAGGATTCTAAAATAGATTCCCAAACTTCACAACCTTTTGTAGATCTAAGATTATGTCTTTCTCTTATAAGTTTTCTTACTTCCTAAAAATCCAGCTTCAAGTGCTAAGAACCAGTTAAAATATTCCGGTTTCTAAGGTAGAAATCAATAAGAGTTATTTTTGATCCAGTTATAAATAGTTCCTAGGTTCTCGTTTACACATTCATAAACAGATCTTTTAACTTTGCTTTTTTCGTCTAATTCGTGAAGAGTCCATTTTTCATAATAACCTTGAAGCTCATAAGGCAAATTATTCTCCTTAATGTAATTTGATAAAAATTTATAGGTTACTCGTTTCATTGCTCTACCTCTTTTTTTTTAGTGAGTAAATATTTGAACGAGTGCAGGAATCGAACCTACACAAGCTCCAAGCTCGTTATAAATCAATTCTAAATAAATTAGTTATTAAATGATCTTGCAAATTCTAAATGAGTATTTTTGTAAATCAACCCATAGCTTGAGTGATTTTTGTTTGTGAACCAGATCTCTTTACCTTTTGTTTCTAAATTAAGCAAAAGATGTTCCCCTCCCTTGAGGGTTTTCAAATGTTTGTAATTAGCTTCTTTTAATGTTTGTTTCATTTTATACCCCTTTTGTATAGTGGAGATTGCCCATGCTTCTTAATGTGTCCTTCGATATTATCTTTTGATAATAATTCGTTAAAATTTGCGTTTGTATCTAATTGTAAAAAAATATTCTCATACCAGTTTTTTAATTCTTTTTTTGTCTTAAATCCGTTTTCATTTCTGTTTCTCGTTAAAGTAGATTTAATATAAACATCAGAGGGCAACGCTGCGCCGGTTTCATGCTCGTATAGATAATATCTTTTATCTTTTATGTTTTGTGCTATATAGGTGGTTATATTTTTATGGAAATGTGATGGTTTCCAAAATTCATTTATTGTGTTGTGTTGTAGTTCCATTTCGCACCTTTTTAGTTAAAAAATCACTTATAGAATAGACTATCTTTTATAACCAGCTTAATTTTACCGACTTCACAGTAATTAAGTCTATTCTCTTTTATTGCTTTATAGATAGCTGCTTTAGAGACGCCTTTTAGTTTAGACGCCTCTTCAACGCTAATGCAATCACTGATATTTACATTTGATAATTTCATACATTAATATAACCTGCAAACTTGCCTTTTGTCATTTCGACAAATTTGTCTTTAACATATTTAGGAATATCAAAACGAAAATGAAAATAATTATTAACAGATACCCAGCCTATTTTAGACTGGTCAAATGTTCTTTCTTCTTTTAGCGCCGGATTAAATGCTTTGAATTTTTTGCTTTTTAAGTTTTGTTTCATTTCACACCTCGTTTAGTTTAGTTAAAAAATCAGTAATGGTTATTTATAAGATTCTAAAATAGATTGCCAAATTTCACAACCTTTAACAGATTTAAGGTTGTGTTTTTCTCTTATGAGTTTTCTTACTTCTTTTTCATTTTCTGCTTTAATCTCATAAGGATTAATTGGATGATTTTGCCCGTACATTTTCAACGGTAAGTAATAATAATAAGTTTTCATTGCTTTACCTCTTATTTTAGTTAGTGAATATTTGAACGAGTCCGGGAATCGAACCCGGACAAGCTCCGAGTTGATTAATAGCAGTAATCCAGTTCAGGCACTGCTAATTTTATGATTTTTTTGCAAGCGGAAATAATCATTTTGTCTCTATCCACTTCGGTCTCGTGTTCGAAGGCATCTTCAAGCATATAGACCAGCTTATCAATTTCTTCGAGATCGATATATTCCGTACTGTAAGACGATTGACTGTTCGTTCCGAAAAATTCAATTTCTGCTCTTACATATTTTCTTCCGACCTTGATTTGGATTTCACGTCCGGCACAGTTTCCCCATTCTTCACCGGCTGTTTTTTCCCAAATTTTGAAAATCAAAAATGAGTTATCGTCAGACAATTCGAGATCGTTGTTATCTGGTCGATAATTGATGTTGTGATATGGCAATGATTCGATGCGCTTTTTGAGACCGGTTATCGCTGTTTCACGATGCTTGATTAATCCATCTATTTCCGCTTTTGCGGATTCAGACAAAAAATCAAATTCTTTGTTAGTTAATGTTTTCATCCTACACCTCCAAATAAATTAGTTAAAAAATTTATAGCCGGATAAAAGGAAATTGTATAGCAATAATAGTAAATGATCCGTCTTTGCAAATGCTTGCAAGTTTATTTGATAGCTCGTTAAGATCGTATGCTTCAACCTTAAAGACCTCCGCACCGATTTTAATTGTATAGATTCTCATTCTGAAGTCTCTTTATACTCCC